GTAGGCTCATAAAACAAAAGATGAATGAAGTTCTTAGAGAACTGTGTTGTGGTGAACATGATACCTGGAAATTTAGAGAGAGAAACCAGGCTCTATATACCGCAGATGGTGTAGACGAGTATGATTCACCAGACGGTTATATAGTGTATATAAGACCGGATGATGCTACTAATAGACCTCCGTTAATATATAATATGGAGCATAAATATCTTCCTTTGTCTACTAACGGTCAACCTATTTACTATTGGATATATGAAAACAAGATTCACTTATTTCCTTGTCCGAACAAAGGTGAAGATGGTGTAAGATATAATATAAAATACTTAACAGATAAATACGCTGTTGATAAAGACGGATGTCCAAAAGAAATAATGACAGAGGCTACAGATGAACCCATTATTCCAGAAGGATATCGTTCTTTATTAGTATATGGTGTGGTAAGAGATTTTAGAGCTTCTATGGGAGACCCTAAATCAGAATTTTATAGAAGGAAGTACAATGCTTTGTACAGTAAGATGTTAAGCAACCAACGCTTGACAGAAGATTATTTTAAAGGTGGTAAAGTATTAGGATATAGACCTACAAGTTTAGAAGCTAAGATAGCTGCTTTTAGAAATCCGTATGTAGGTAATTTAAGAGGAACTTATGAGTAAAATACGTTCTCAAATGAGCTATTATGATTTAACAGGCGGACTTAATAACGTCAACACGATGGACACATTGAACAGTTCTCCTAGACGAACTGAATCTCCAGATATGGTTAACGTAGAGTTTTTTAAACTTGGTGGTATAAAGTCTATGGAAGGTAATACTTCTATAGGTGATAAGCAAAACTCTCCAGTAGTAGGTGGTTGGGAATATACTAAGAAGAATAATAAGTATATGATAATAGCTCTGCGCAATGGAGAAGTTAAGAGGTTTGACCCTGTAACGGAAACATTTGTAAAACTATTTCAATTCGCTCACCAATCTGATAGGGTTAGCTTCTGTAATATGAATAATGGGTTTGTGGCTACTAATGGTATAGATGATTTGATGTTTTACGAGTATGGTAGACGGCAAGTGTTATCTGGAACCGTTAGTACAACTTCTGGCTCCAACGAGGTTACTGGACACAATACTCAATTCGATATAGAATTAAACCCGGGAGACACTATAGAATTAGGTACCGGTAGTACAGTCTACACAGTAGCTTCTATTACTAATGGCACTCACTTAACCTTAGATAGGAACGTAGAAGAGACGTTATCTGATGTGGCTATATATTCTTCTGAAGTATCCGTTTGTAATGCGGTATTAATAAACGAAGAAGACCCAAACGTACATACACCTATTAGAGGAACTGCAATTCAATTCTATAATGGTAGACTTTGGGTAGGTGGAGAAAATGGTGTATTCTATTCTCAAGTAGGACAATACAATAAGTGGGATATAAAATATGATGCTGGTGTCATTTATAGTATTTATAACGATACTTCTGAGGTTAAAGCTCTAGGTCTTTACTCAGACTATATGCTTATCCATAAAGAGTTTAACACATACCTACTTACATGTACAGGCGATGCCAGTACGATTCAAGTTAAGCCATACAGTAACGTGTCATGTGATTCTCAACAATCATGGGTAGTAAGTAATACAAAATATTACGTTTATTCAAGGGAGAATATGGATATATTCCCGCTATCTCAAAGAACTGTTTTTAGTGATAGATACCTAGGCGATGCCATCACGAATAAAGTACGTAACGTATTCCAAAACTTACGAGATGCGGACCTAGAAAGGATTTTCTGCGTTACGCTACCACGTAAGAGATGGATGTTATTTTATATGCCAATGTCAGACCAACTTGGTAGTAGTTATGTATTGATATATGACTTCCAATGTAAGGCATTTGTTGTACGTAAGGTGCCTCAGATAGTCACTATTGCATTTAATTTTCAGAATGAGGTTTATATAGGTACAGAAGACGGACTCGTCTTAAAAGAGTTCACAGGTACCTCATTTAACGGTGAAGTAATTAAAGCCTACTATAAATCACCATGGTTTGATTGGGCTGGTGACTACTATCAATCTTTTGCAGAATTCGCAATAGATATGGCTAGTGAGTATAATAATAATTTTTATATCCGTACATATAAAGATGGTGATAGTCCTTATGAGGATAGAGTGATTGACGATAGTTCATTAATCACAACAGGTCTTATATGGGATGGTGATACCCACATAGAAAATAATGATACTATGTGGGACACAGATGTATGGACTAGTGGTAACTTTAATTCTATAAGAATGTTACTTCCTAATAATGTGTTTGAAACTTTTCAATTAGAAATAGGTACTAATACATTGGGGCAAGCATTTGCAATATATGGATATAACTTTAGAAGATTAGAAACCGAGGAGGCTCCTTGGTAGTTAGAGGGGGTAATATGGAACCAAGAAAATATGACTTCGTAGAGGTCACGCTGGAACCAGAAGATTATGATAAAGTGAAGGAAGTATATCGTCTTCACAAAGAACAAGCATCTAAGATATTTAACTTAGCTTCTGGCATATCTACGGATGAAGATATAATGGAGTGTATAAGAGATAATGTACAAGATAATATAGTTTTACTTGCTATAGACACCACTACTGGTAAATATGCAGCAATGATAGGGTGCGATGATGTAGTTATGTATAATGACGAAGTGGCTAATATGAAGTGCCATATAGTTGTTAGTAAAAGGTATTGGGGTCCAGAATCAAGAAAGATTATATTTGATTGGTATGAATATATAAAAGAAAATATGAAGCCTATACGAAGGCTTGAAGCTTTTGTACCATCTAATAACTTTGGAATAATTAAACTACTTAAAGATGTAGGGTTTAAGATTGAAGGTACTTTAAGAAATAGAGTAGTATATAAAAATAAAGATGGTATACCTACTTATTACAACGAGCTGGTATATAGTAAACTAGGAGTTTAAAATGAGTTTTGGAAAGAAAAAAGTAAAAGCACCACAGTATGAAAAGTTTAAAGATACTCCTTGGATTACACAAGGTAGAAAGATAGCAGACATAGGCGGTAGAGGTGTTCTTGATAACTATGGAAGAGTAAATGTATTTGACGATGCAACCAAAGCATCTTTAGAAGCTAGAAACAATGATGTATACCAAAGAGCTTTTGGAGATATGGAGAGAGCTTATACGGATACTATGAATAAGTATAATGCTGCTAACTATAATCAGTTTGGTACACTAAATGCTACATCTCCAGCTTATAGAACAGATGAATATCAAAGACAATTCCAAAGGCAATTAGATGATTTAGCTTACAATAAAGCTGTTAATTATGAGAACTTAATTAATAATGAATTACAACGTAGATACAATACTCTTGATATGTTTGGTAATATGTATAACTACGGTCAAACACCACACAACGTAGATATTGCCAATTGGAATACTACTAATACAAATAAGGATTTAGCATACGCAGCAGCTCAAGCTAATGCAAATAGAACTAGTGGATTTGGTCAATTAGGTGGTGCAATTCTCGGAGGCACTCTGGGCTCTTTAACTGGTAATCCTATGATAGCACTAGGGGGAGCACGGCTCGGTAGTAGTATTGGAGGTAATATATAATGGATATTTTAACTGGTAAAGATTTGTATACAACTGGTAGTTATGGAAAAGACGTTGGTGTAGGTTTAATGTCTGCATTACAAGATGCCTTTAATAAACCAGGTGAGTATTATGTAAAGACTAATTGGAAAGGAAATGGATTAGCCGATACTGGTATAGGTTATATGCAGAATCCTAATTATATAAATCCTTATGATTATATGAATGCGTTATCATCATCATTATACGATGGTAGCGAAACAAAAAGCAGCAAGAAGCCTAGTGAATTATTCAATAACCTGTTCAACACACAACGAGCTACATATCCGTTAAAGACGGAAAAATATTATTTACCGCAAGTTGGAAGCTCTGGCGGTGATACAATAGGTGATTATGGTAATGCTTATGATAGTTTTTATAGCTATAACTTACCTACGCAACAGATAAATTTCAAACTACCATGGGAGTAAATAAATGAGTCAAGGATTTGATAATTTAGATTTTAATAATATATATAGAAATTGGCTACAAGGACAGATTGAAACAGCTAATGCCAGAGGATTAATGGGTGGTCAAACACCGACGCAAATAATTAATCAAGACTTAGTTAGACCAATAGATAGGATTATAAATCAAGCTAAATCTGACATGGTTAAGCCAAATAGAGGAATAATGGTAGGTAACCAGGGTTTAGTTAGAAAAGGTCCTACATCTATTTCATCTCCAAAACAATTACCTAGTGTTTATGGACCAAACTTTCAGTTAGGTCAAGAAGGTGTTTTAAAATCAGGAGGTCCTACATCATCCTCTATAAATAAGCAATTGCCAACAGTAACCAAGTCTGGTGCTATATCAAAGACTCTAACCAAAGGAATGTTAGACCCAGTTTCTTCTACGCTTATGTTATTAGATGCGTGGTTTGGAGAAAAAAATGGTATAAAGGGTCCAGGTAGAAAAGTATTAGAACAAACCCCATGGGGTAATTTAATATACGGAAACAAAAGTACTCTAACACCAGAAATGATTGCTGGTATGCAATCAACAAAATCTTTTTTAAATAAACTTGGTAGTAACAATGGTAAACCTAGTGGTAGTAGCGGTAGCTCTGGAGGCTCAACTAGTATGGGTAGAAAAGGTGCTAGAGGAATGAGTGGTCAGCCTACTACTCAAGCACAAGTGTTAGCCTTAGCACAACAGTTAGGTAGCAATCCTCCTATTGCCAATCAACAGGAAGCAGATACTCAACGAGCAAATATAGATGCTATTAACGATTATATATCTAAATTGCAAGATGTCAATCAACCGTATATAGATGCACTACAAAATTATTCTAACAACTATGATGATTTAGTTAGACGTAATTTTAATGCACAAAGGTATTTTACAGCAATGGCTGGTTTATCTGGTAATCAAGGATATACAAGATTGGCTGATGCTTTAAATCCGATTAACAATGAGGCTAATAAATTAAATACACTTAAATTATTAAGAGATGCACAAGCTGGTGATATAAATGCTATTAATGAGGTAATGGGTAACTTGGCTATGGCACAAGAAATGGGTCTACCACCTGAAGCTGCGTTCGCTAACAAAAACTTATTAACTATGATGGCAGCTAGAGATAGAGAAGCAAATAGATATCAGATAGCATTAGAAAATAATCTAATGAAGAAATATGGTATAGATAGAAATTATGCTAGAGCATTAGCTGTACAAGGTATGAGGGGACAGAACGCATTAGATGTAGCTAGTATGTATACTGGTGCGTATGGTAATAGCGGTGGAGTAGCGCCTGGTTTAAACCAACGAGGTACGGCAAGCAATGTACCAGCAAATTATGACACAATGTTACAATCAGCACATAACAAGAATAATAGATAGAGATTATGACACAGAACTTTTCTAAAAATAACTTTATAAATTACGCATTAAGCAAAGGATATAGTGCTAAGGATATTAATACAGCATTACAAGATGCTGGTATGGGTGGGTATAATCCTTTAACATATGGCGGTAACTGGTCACAAATGGGACCTAGTGCCGTAAAAGATTTAAAAGAAATAGGTAGAGGGTTGACCACTGTGGCTGGTAGTTTAGCCAACTCTCTTAGAGAAGGAATACAAGGTGGTAACCTACAAGAGAAATTCCTTAGTGCTATTAACAGTGAGCCAGCTAGAAGAACCGTTAAAGGTGCGTTAGCTGGTGCAGCTGCAGGTAAAGTAATACCAAAGGTAGGTACAATAGGTGGAGCTTTACTAGGTGGTACATCTGCATTACTAGGTGGAGAAAGAGGTATAGTAGCTGGTGGTAAAGACTTAGTAGATGCAGTATTATCTACCTACAATACTTCTATAGACGATATAGCTAAAGGTAACTTTGATTGGAGAAATGCTTTACAAGGCGCAATGGAACATCCTGTATACGCTTCTACTGATTTACTACCGTTAGGGTATAAAGGTGTAGGTAAAGCTGGTAAAGCTATAAACGCTAAGACTGGTATGATACAGAAGTTGTTGCCTGGTGTAAATCAAGCTAACTTAAACAGATACCTAACTAACGCTAAACTATGGTCTTCTCAAAATACTGCTGATGTATATAAAGGTTACAACGCTCTATCAGAAGCGCCATTCGCTAACAGAAGAGAAATAGTTAGAGCTATAAGAACTAATGACTTATCTAAACTAAACGATGCTGATAAGTTAATAGCTAACCAGTTAAAAACGGACTTACGCTCCGCATCAGATATACTTAGTGATATGGGTATATATGATAAAGATTTCTCTAGAGATAATACTATAGCTCAATACGCTATGAGTAATCTACTAGATACTGACCTACTCCACAAAGATATTATGGATATTATATCGGGCAGAAAACTTAGACCTACTGCTTCTAAGATGTTTAGAAATCCCAACTTATCTAATAGAGTTCTTAGTGCTATAGATGAAGGTGAAAGATTATACGATGAAAATAAATTAGCCTTCTTGTCTCAAAAATTAGCTAATACGGAAGACCCATTAGGAGAAGTTATAGCACGTCATGAAAATTTAGCAGAAGGTACTCCAAGCAATTATGCTAGAATAATTGGTAGAGCTTCAGATGAACAGATGGCTAATGTACTTGATAATGCTGTTAAAGCTCAACTAGATGATGCAGTAAAAGTTAGACAAGCTGTAGAAGTATTTTCTAATGCTATTAATGATGAGATGTTAGGCATTAAATTAACTCCTGCAGAAAAGTCTAAATATATAAATGCGTTTAGAGATAGTCTAAAGAAGGATGTTTCACAAGACAGAAGACCTGATTTCTTAGAAGCTTTAAATAATTCTGGTATAGATACTGCGCTCAAACAACAAGGTAATCCAGTAGCATACGAATCACTTAAAGGATTTTTTGCTCCTGCAATGAACTCTGCTATAGAAGGATTCAATAAGACATTTAAGAAAAATGTATTAGGTACTCCAGCATGGACAATAGGTAACAGATTAGGTGAATGGTCTCTTAATGCAATAGAGGGAGTAGAGACATCTGATTATCTAGATATAATGAAATATAAAAAA